TGCACCGTATCCGGTTTCGGACCTCCGGTATCGTAGAGCGTGATCGTCGTGTTGAGCTTTTCCGGCTCGGCTCCAATAAAGATCCCCCACCCGGTGACAGCGGCAAACACACCCACTCCACTGGTTACGAGCTTGTTCTTCAAGTCTTCCGATACTGGATTCATGTCAAATCACTCCAAAACCACACTTAGAACGGTCGAGGACGCGTCCAAACCCCTTACCCCGGCCTTTTCCCCCTCCATTGCTTGAAACGCTCCTGCGACAGGTTTCATATCTTCACGCTCCCGCTAACGATACCGAGTATTTGTCCCTGATTCTCGTTCAAAGATCTTTCCAAAAACTTCCAGTCACCAACTATGTGCTTCGCTTTTTTCTCGTGGACATACAAAGCATAGAAAGCAGAAAACCCAACTTCCACCACAGGATTGATATCTCCCGCAGGCAAGGACATCTTTTCCTGCATAGTCACCCTGGCGTGTTCCGTTCCCATCTTCCCGGCTCCTTTTCCCTTAAATCCGAAAACTTTAATGGGAGAGCTTGGTCCCCAAACCGTAAATCCACTGGCCTTCAAGTTCCCAAGGTCAACAGGGCAATTCATTTGTGCTCCCCTTTGCACCAGCAACCCGGCCTGGATCAGACCTTTCTTGTTCTTGAACCGGATGGACTTCATCTTCCCGTTCAACCTGGCAAGGGTCTTGTCCAGCCCTTTGACTCTAATTGCTCCTATCATAACCACACCTGGCGTAAAAATTCGGTTGCCCTCAAATTCGGAAGTTTAGCAAACTGTCTAATCTCTCTTGCACCGTCTATTATTTGGGGGTTCGTATGGTTCGAGTCCAGATCACTCTCTTCACCGAGATATAAATATCCCCCTATGTTCACATCCTGGCCAACATATACCACCGATTGTGAAAGCACTTCCTTGCCATCGGGTGCGACGAACAATTCTTGCTTGTCCTCCCACCGACAGGACAATTCCACAGCCGCCGCGAATGTGGAGCCCCCATAACCATCGGGAACAGGAGACCCCCAATACACGAGCGTCTGCTTTCTCATTCTTGAAATGATTCCCATATTCTATCCTCACTCACGAAATTGGTTCGATCGCCGTCACTGTCGCTGCTCCTGCACTCCCTTTGCTCAACGCTAATAATGCTCCACTGGTGTCCAACATACAAGCCTGCTGACCATACATGGTGACTTGAAGATTCAGACCTAAGCTATGCTGAAAGTTTTCTGCCACTGTTCCAGCTTTTTCTGACGATCGCCTCATGTCCCTGATCGCAACAAAGTGAGCGGCAAGCCACCGTTCGATCTCTTTCAATATAGCGTCTGTCAAACTCGAGTCTGTACACTCGCTCGTCACCAACTGATTCGCGACGGTGATAAAAGGAACGATGCTGGTTATCGAAGTATCCACCTCAATAATTTCTTTTACTTCATCTTCTGTCACACGAGCACTCATAATAGACTCCCTCGCAATTCAGGATTCATAAAGTTCATGACCTTCTCTTCCTCCCATTTCAATCCCAGCTTCTCGACCGTCTCCCTGATCTCTGAGAAGTCCCCTTCGATGAACTTGGTCGGCCAAACTTCCGTCATGTCCAATCCTGCGGACTTCATTTTTTCAAATTCGTGCAAGTAAGCATCAACCCAACTCCGCCAACCCACTTCCTTGTTGAACCTGTTCATGTATCCAGTTTTCATGCAGGAAAAAACTATGTCCTCTTTCTCCCGCCTGACAATGATCCATTTCGCATTTGGAAATGCACTTGACCATATTGTCCACTCCCGGCAAAGAGTGGTGTCCTTGTAAAACCACGGACCTTCCTTATACCCCTGTTCTTCCACAAGCCTTTCAATTTCACCCGACATGATTTTCATCGCAGAAACAAGACGAAGTTCTGTATTTCCAAACATTCCTCCGTCGTCTCGTTTTGAAGGGCCATTTATATTCCCTCCAAACGCACCGCATAAATAAATGATGCCTGCGGTCATTGTCGTCCCTGAGCGTGGGCATCCTGTAATTAAAATGGGGTCAATCATTTTTACCCCCGATCACAATCCTGACATCTTCCGCTACGAAATTTCTGCTATACAAACAAACGCCATCAATTACCTTCCGCATATCTTTTGGGCGTTGATAGTTAGCGGTCACATGCCTGCTAATGAACTTCCAATCACAACTGGTCGAATTCTGCAACACCCATCCCTCTTGAGATAAAAATGCATCATAGACAACGGAGTAGTCACCTTCCCACATAATCATTCCCGATCCGCTTTTATCGGACACCATCGCAAAATCACAATAGACCTCAGCTAGATTGTCTATACTCCCCACGATCGCTGTATCCAAATCAAAGTAGAGCATCCGAACATCCGACTCTTCTTTATTCCGTTTGAACAATTCTATCCTGCTCCATTGTTCCGGCCACTTGTGTTTCAAAGGTATCGTTTTGCAATTGATTCCCTTTGGGTTGTCCGTCAAGCAAGTGAACCTATATGGAACATGCAGGTGCTCCTTTACCTCGAACTGTAATCTATTCGCATCCTCCGCCTTATATAGTCCGCCCTTCCGGAGAATGCAAACAACCTGTATGAACTTTTTATTTATAGGAACAAGATCCTTTTTCTCTTCCTTGCGAATGAGTTCCGTGAGCTCTGGTTGGGCGTACTTCTTCCCTCCGAGCCACATATGGCACATGAAAGGGTTCTTGTTTCCGAATATAGCTTCCCGCTCCTGTAAAGAGTAATTGCTCTTGACCAGCCGAGCGAGAACGGGCCAAGTGTCCGCTTGAAATCGAACAGGATAAAAATCTTTGACCTGACCAACGGAAACATAAGGTATCCGAGTAACGACTCTGGTCGTGAGCAACGGTCCAAAACTCGTCCTCTCCAAAGGTCCCGCACAAGCATCCGCAAAGGCCTCATCTATTTCCTTCCACGCTTCCGCGTCCGTTGATATACCGATGATCCCATTTGCGATGCGTTTGGCGCCCACCTCCCATTGCTTGGTTAGGAAGCACCCTTTGCTCATGTCATATTCTTTGTACAGATCGCTCATAGGCCGTAAGGGAATAAAATCACAATCAAAATACCAGCCGCCTTCTTTTCGCAATACAGCCAAGCGGAGAATATCGGACTTGGAGGAAACATCTTCTATCTGCTCATACATTTTTTTGTACTCGGGCGAGCAGTAGTCAAGAAGCTCTTCGCCATGACAGATAATCTGGAAGTCTGGATTGAGCTCTCTCCACCGATCTATGATCAAATGATCAACCCAAGACGGGATCTTTGACCCCACCCAGATAAAATGTATCATCTTCGGTATCATTTTGTTACCTTCCGAATATAAAGTTCATCCCTTTCCACGCCCAAAATTTCACAATTAGAAACGGTGACCAGAAATTCTCTGGCAGCTTGACTCGCGAAGCCAACCTTCCGTAAAAAGAAATCATCAAAAACCAGCCAGCCGCCCATTGACACTCTCGGCCAAGCCCAATTCGCTGCCAGCACTGTCGGCTGATAATGATCAAGATCAATTCTAACGAGTGAGTATTTCTGTTCCGGATCTACATTCTTGAAACAGTCAGGAACATATCCAGCAAAGACTTCATAATTATCTTCAACCCCAAGCTCTTTCAGCAACCCACAAAACACCCCTGGACCGCCGATATCAAACTTGCCCTTGGGATAAAAAGACCCATCCAACGGACCGGGATCATTCATCCCTATAAAAGAATCGAATGCGTGGGATACAAAACCCTTTTTGGATGTCACTTTTACATACTCAGCGAACCTCGTACCTTTCCACACACCGATCTCCGCCACCGCTCCGCTGATCTGCTCAAGCGACCTGCTGTATAAAGACGCGTCCTGCATTATTCCCCTTCCCCAATCCGTATTACCTTTACTCCTTCTTGATCTGCAATATAACGATGAGGATCTATCACAACGGACCCTTTTAGAAACTTGTATCCTGAATATCTTTCATGCTTACACCCGATAAGAACCACACAAGGCTTTTCACTGGAAAAGTATTCCGAGGAAGCGCAAACTGTATTGTCCCCAAAGGATGGAGCGATTCCCTTCGTCTTGAGAATGTTACCCACCAACAATGCGGGACTTCCCACGATCAAATTCGTTTCAGGCTTGAAGGCAATACCCAATATCACGTACTGGTCTATCTTACGTGCTTCCCCTTCCTTGATCATCAAACGTGCGAGCCATCCGGCATACCCCTCTCTCCATTTCATCAAATCGTTCCAAGGGTCATACGCCCATTTATGCTTCCTCGCAACATAGGACAATGCAATGTTGTCTCGCGGATGACATCCACCGCCATCTCCCATCCCAGGGCTCATGTACTGCGGGCTGATGATCCTTGTTATCGCTGTTTTCAAAGCACCCATCACCTCGTCCGCATTCGCACCAGCGGTCTCATGACAGATCCTACCCACAGCGTTTGAAAAACTGATCTTGCATGTAATAAAGGTATTGTAAAAAACTTTCGTGCATTCGGCACTGGCTACGGACACCTTCTTGATCGGAGTGGTGATAAAGGATTTATAAAACTCTACCATCCGATCTGCCGCCTCTTTGTCGTCCACACCGAGAAGAACAAACTCAGTATGTAGGAAGTCGAACATTGTCGTACCCATAGCGATAAAGAAAGGGTTGTACACCAATTTCATATGCTTGTTGAGCAGCGGCTTGATCTCCCTCTCCATCGTTCCCGGCAAGCAAGTACATATAACTGCAATGATTTTATCCTCGTGGACATAGTGGGCGATATTCTTAATGGCATTCTTTAGGAAACTATAATCAAAATCTTTTCTCTCGTCAGGGAGTTGGGTGATCCCTTCATATTCTCGTTCGTGAGGAGTTTGGACTGCGATGAATATCAATTCGCTATGTTCCACCATCTCCCGCAACGATCCGAACTTCAGATTGCTACGAGCAAGAAAATCATTGAAGAATCCGGTCTTGTCTGGTCCCGCTTCTCGATAGGACTGCGGCTCTTTACTCATTCGGGACGAGTCCACGTCATACCCCATGACATCGAAACCATTCATGTCAACGCAAGTGGCAACCGGAAGTCCTAATTTACCCAGCCCGCAGAATCCTATTTTTTTAATCATTTTACCTGTACCTCAATAAAGCCGTTACCTTTTGGCCATTTACTCCAATTATCCTTAATCCCAAAGACCCTATAACAAGCCCTACCTATTGCAAACCCTGCCTCCTCGAGAGCATCCACCCACCATCGCATAGGCTTACACGTTATATGAGTGACATCCTTTTCATAATCAGGGACAATATATTTTTTCCCGTCACCAAGCGGGACAATCACAAGTCCGATCTTGCAAGCCTCCGCCAAACAAACCAACTGTTTATGCATGTCTTGTTCGGCCACGTGCTCCAAAGTATCCTTCACAATAAACCAGTCATACGTCTTCCCCCTTCCCAACAACGGGATATTTTCTCCGGAGGCAATTTTTCTTACGAACCCTTTTATATCTATTGGGGCGTTGGCTATTGCATAAGAACTCACATCCACTCCATATGCCGCTATGCCAAGCTGTCGGAATGCCTTGACTGTGTACCCTTTTGCACATCCAAAGTCCAAAACAGATTCCTCCGCTCTTATTCCAAGATAATCAATCATCCTCTGGACCATCGGGATCGTCAAGTCGGGCAACCAGCGATAGTTTACATAGCAGCTCTTGCCTGAGTTGATACCGTCCTCATAATAGTCCGCATTATACAGTGCAGGAGAATTTTTCATTTACTTATTCTTCCGTTTCATAAAGAAGCATGTGCCACCACCGGGCAGGTGATCAAAGTCATTCTCTAAAAGCTCTACGCCAGCCATCACTCCAGGAGCGCGAGGATTGTAATCATGCCCACTGATAATTCCATCCTTCGTAATCATTCTACCTATTGTCACAAACTCCTTCACGTCTATGCTGTGAATGGAACGATACTTTTTTGAGACTTCATACATTATACGAATTCCTTGTGCAGTATATTCTTCTCATCCACTTCCACGATCTGACCGTCAGCTTTCCACCGTCCCAACATCTCAACGGTGTCCGTGAATACGCATCCCTTGCAATTTTTTCGAGGATCAAAGCCTTGCTTGATTTCTCCGCTCAAAAACTTACCCACATCCGAGGCATAGCACAACTGGAACTTTTTCTTGAACTTCTTTGCCGCATCGTTCAACACCACACTGTCGCATGGATACACACTCCCCGACAAACCGTTCTCCCAATAAGGCTCCTCGGAAAGGTACGGTCGGAAATAAGCCTGGTGGCAAACCGAAACGTCTGGGGCACGATGCTGCTTCCTTTGATGGAAATATCTCTGGTCCCTTAATCGCAACAGCGCCGTTATCCCTTCCAATTCCTCGTGCACCCGTTTGAGTTCCGATTGAGGGAGCAAGCAGTTGGGAAGCAAGCGAATATATTCGGCACCAAGGTTGTCCGCGACTTGTGAGATGGCATTAAACACCAAAGGGTCCTGCTGCATATAAACGAAGGAGCAACCCACGATGCAATCTTTTGCCAAAGCATTCAATGGCAAACTTATTCTCTGCTCCCAATCTTCAAATATGGACAGGCTAACTCGCACCCATGACAATTTACTCCAAGCGAGGTCCATAAGGTGTTTGGAAACGGTGCCGTTGGTGATCAGCCCTATCTTGAGGTGTTTGTATTTCAACCACATAATCAATTCTTCGATCTCCGGGTAAAATAAAGGCTCCCCTCCTCCAGTCAGGATCACAGCCTTCAATCCATACCCCATCAACTTTGTAATGTAGTCCTTGATCAAGGCAAATGAAATGCGACCGTGCTTTGTCCTTTTTGACACCGAGCAATAAGAACAATTCAAATTACAATATCCTTCGGGGGACACGTGCGTTGAGATAACCGTGCTGGGCTCTCCTTGTCGGTAAGCCTCCATTTGCTTATTCCAGCACCAGAACTTCTGTCCGGTGGAGGTATAATTGTTCAGCATCTCGGTTATCATCTTAACACCTCCGGCAGTTCGCTCCTGTCATATCTCTCTGCGAAAGGAATATCTTTTTCATGCCCCTTTGATATTTCTAAATCCTGGTTGTTCCTTTTGAAGTCCCAATTCAACCACTTGTCCTCATACCAACTTTCTACAGGACAGGAATCCGATATGGCTTGAGCGAACGCCATCGCGGTGAGATGCTTCCAATACATGACCTTCTCGGATACACAAAAACCGCAGTTGTGAACTTTGGCATCCAACCAAGGCATCCCTTTTACCGATCCGTTCTTTCCCGTCCGCGGTAATTCAACGAACGTTTTCATCTTGTAGAAAATGGCACCGAACCTTTTTCGCTCTGGGACTCTATAAGCAAGTGTCTTCCACAATTCCACCTGCTTGGAACCTGCGATAGTGAGACCATTCCCATTAAATTGCTCAAAGGCCATCTTGAGTTGGTCCTCTCTCCAAACGAAGTCCGGCTCCATGAAAATGATGGTGTCGGGGCGGGGATAATCCCGCAGGATCCTTTCGTTGACGAGATGGGTGACTTGATTGTCCGGGACGCCCCAATGGTCATAAATGAGCTCGATCTTGCCGCCTGACTTATCCTGTATCTCCTTTACCCTCCCCAGCACGTTGTCGAACTTCGCAGGGAATGGTATTTTCTCCCCTTTGTAAACGACCCTTTGTACGTCGCCGAATGGAATGTTCGTCCAAAAAACAAATACCTTGTCTACAAACGGGAGGATGGATTTAAGGCTCTCTTGAATAAAATCTTCCCCATACAGGACACGATATACGGCATAGGTTATTGTGGGCAATTGAATATCCTTTTTACTTTCCTTGTTCATCAGTTTGGACAAACAGGAATCCAGGCAAACTTTACCTTTGTATTTTTTAAGGATCGTTTCCCCAAAGAACTCTTTCTGTTTCGCTTGATAGTCCACATGGGATTGCCCATCGTCCGGATTCAATCGCATGCTCCCGGTGGACTTGTCCCCTCCAAACTCAAGATATGCGGAATGGTGTCGTTGAGCGGGGCAGAGGCCTCCCGTATAAAAATCAAACCCAGTAATCAACAACTCCTCCACACCAAACCCTTCCAAGAGCATCAGTATGGAAAGCAATCCCGTGTTGGCTGTCGTCTTTACCCCTATTTGGTTGTTCATGCTCATCCAGTAAGACTTATCCACTTGGTAAAAAGGAATGTTGAACTCATTTACCTTTCCAAAGTTTTTGACCGTGTCGTACATCGTAATCCCGGGCCTGTAGCGTTGACTCCTGACTTGCGGACAAATCACGCACTTGATTCCCTGAGTGACTTTCAAATTTTTCCTCAAGGCCGAGCGAAGATTTTCCAATGAGGGCTCCCCGCAACAATGGAACACAATATCCGTTCTGTTTCCGTAATCCTTTTCCAAACCGAAAGGTAGAATTTCATTCACCCTACATACAACGTCGTAACCATCAATGACATTCCCAATCCCCCTACCGGTCAAGTAAGGAGAGGGTCCAACCAGAGCAACTCGTTTTTTCTGTAAATAGCCAACCAGATCTTTCCTACATCGAAAGGAAGGTTTGTGACAGGCCAGCCCATCCAGATTCAAAACATTACGGGACCTTAAATGGAGTAAGTCGTTCATATAAGAGTCCACTTCCACTTTGTCTCTCCATCGAGTGAGGACAAAGTTTTTCAAACAATCTATCTGCGGGTCTTGCTTGTGTAATTCTGTAGGAAGCGATTTGTCATCTTCCCCACCGTACTTTTGATAAGAAACAGAATGAGGATTCACTTTGTCACTGTCTTGATAAAAACTGAACCCAGTAATTAGTAATTCCTTCACGTCATATTGCAACAAAGTGAGTATTGCCAGGAAGCCTGTGTTAGGAGAGCAGCCCATCAACCTCGCCACGTCTCCCCAAAACCCTTGACCGGGAATGTGCGCGTAAAGATGGAAATCGCAACCCTCATTCATAGTCTTGAAATTCTGCGCTCGGTTTTCCGGAGCGTCTTGAGAAGATGTTTGTGGGAGAATAGTGAACATGATTTGACTGGTAATGAAAGCGTTCCTTTCCAGCCCTTGCCGGAAGTTTTCCATCGTTTGGTTTGAGCAGGCGTGGAATATGATGTCTGTCCTGTTCCCGTAATCAGCTTCCTGACCAAACGGAAACACTTCATTGACTCTGCAGATAACATCATAGTCGTTGAAATGCTTGCCCATGTTCTTGCCTGTGAGATAACCTGCCGGACCAACCAAGGCCACTCGCTTGCCAGTAAGAATTTCTTCCAGCCGGGTGTCCTTCGTATATTTGAATTGGTAAGTGCTCATCCGTTGCAACAGCTTGCCGGTATCAGCATTCCGCAAATGGGCATTCGCATCATAGACGTCCTTGTCAGTTTTACTCTGATTCCTAGTCCTGTTCCTCATCGTGGTAACGTCCCGCCCCATCTTGCCTGTTGAAAAATGTCTGTGCTCAACGACCGCGGAATCAATGTAGTGCAATCTCCCAACACGCCTTCCCAAATCTTCCAGCCACGTGTCGTGGAAGAAGAACGTAAAACATTCCGGCGTGAAGTATCCGATCGTCTCAACCCACTTCCGAGACACGATGGGAAATGCACAATGCTGTTTTCCATTTAGGCCATCGTTAAACCAAGCACAGAATATTTCATCGTCGTAGATCCTTACCTCGTCACGAAAGATGTTGTCCCACTTGGGTGTGATTGCAACCAAATCGTCGTTACCCATCATTAAATAATTACCAGAGCATTTACTTGCCAGTATATTCCATTCCTTCCCGACCCCTACCGGATCCCCTTCTATCAATTGGAATGGAGTGCTCTTTATCATCTCCCGATATTCCTCCAAAGCGGGGTCGTCATTGTCCACGTAAAAGAAAACTTCGACGCTATGCAAATCAGCGGCGGTAGTCATTATGCTTTTCGCAAACCGCAGAGCCAACTGTGGCCGCTGCCGAGAGGGACAAAGAATCGAAATGGTTTTTTTATCTATCGCCATAAAGTAAATCCTCAAGCGCGACTTTTGGAAACATATCTAAACCTGAATCCAGATTGGCATTTAAGACCTCCACGTCAGGAGCCTTCCCTTGCAATTCCGCTTTCAAATGCGCGAACCCTTTGTTGAACTTTTTGAACACAAGCCTACTTGGTTTGTCCAAGGAATTCTCATGCCAATTGGATACACCACCTTCACCGAGCTTCATATCAAACCCTAACAGGACGATCTTTTTACTCCCCATCTTCACGGCAAGGTTGATTGCCATCGCTCCTGTACTCGTATTCCATCCAATCCATTCGGGTTTCAAAAGAAGCCCTGTTGGCTGTCCCTTCAATACAAACACGTCTGGCTCGTCCACCAACTCTTTTCTCCAAGTGACTTTCAATCCATTGAAGGAGGACAATCTATCCTTGTGGTGCTTGTACCATTTAACATCTCCAAAGCAACAGATGTCAACCCAGTTGCCAAGCAGATATGCATCATTGCAGCCGATAATATGTTTGCCTTGTAGGAGGGTCCAATCGAACCCTTTCAGGCTCGGTCCTCCCCCGATAATGAATACCGTTTTATCCTGCCAAGAACAAGTCGTGGTCCAATACATAACCGTTTACCCCTTTACAACATTTGAACACGTTGACGGGCACTGCAAACAGTATCTACACATGAATATCGGTCCGTTTCCGATCTATACTCCTGCGGGGAGGAGTTTTCTTCTCCGAAATAGGCTTGACTTCCTTCTCGGCTTTCGGCTCCGGCGGCGGTGTATTGACTGCTATATCAACATTGGCCGGCGGCGACGGAGGCTGCTTGTCCTTCGTTCCCGGAGGGACTGGTTCGAACTTATTCTTAAAAGCCTTTGCAAGATCCCGATCGGACTCAACAATGTCACCAGGTTTGTACAATTTCTTGCCTTCCCGATGACCGCCACTTTGTAATCTAAATTTCATATCATCTTTCTCCTTGATTAGAAGTAACGGCAGAAGACTTGGTTAGCCTTCACCCGTATCACTACGCACGGGCCATTTTTAGGTCCAGTGCTGAATACCGCAACGGTTGTCCTGATCGGCCCGCAACTGAGGAACCGAAATGGTCATCAACTTGAAGTTGAATACCATGTTCCCCTGCGTCTGCCATTCAACTGTCGTTAAGGGCAAGCCCTCAACCATCCGAACCGTTTTGGAATCCATTTCAACCAACAGGACATTGTTGGCCGTCAACAGATCCACGACCTTGATGTCCGAGATGCCACCGACTTCGAGTAACCGTTGACGGATCGTCTTCGGATACCCCGAAACATAGTCCTCGTCCAGGATCGTTTCGTAAGCCGTCGGGATATAGAGCACCCAAGGCCCATAATGCCGGTCGTTGATAGACGCTTGCTTCATAGCGACAACGTCTGCCAGGATCGTGGCACCGGTAGCGGCTGTCGCGTCCCAGTTCGCTGAGAGGGAACCTGTGTTCCTGTGCGGGAAGTCCGTGTACCCATAGATCGTCCCGCCACCGAAGGTGAACGTGTCCGATCCGGTGAACAGGATTGTTTCCAGTTTCTCTGCGATCTTTTCGGCCTTGGCCTCGATCATGATCGTATCCAACGGCTGACCAGTCGTCCGGGAAGCGTTCAACTTCCGGATACTGATATCGAAGTCCGCGTGGGTAATGGGCAGAGGCAGATAGTTCATATCAAACTCTACCGCGTCACTTTGTCCTCGGGACACCGCGTCCAAGGATAACTGGGCTTCGTTCACGTCACTCATGTCTTCATATTCGAGGACAGTCGTTCCGAGACCGTTCGCCAGCTGATACGTCAGTCCCCGACTCATCAGATCCGCTACACCGACCAATCGGCGCTGCGCAACTTTGATGGCGGCTGTGTCGTAATGCTTCCACTCGTCTTTCCGAAGAGTGGCATTCGTACGCAGGGCATTCACGTTCATGCCTGAGGCCAGAAGCCTCTGGGCAGTCGTGCCTCCCGCTGCGATCATTTTCTGGAGCATCTTAATGTCCATGTTCTTTTCCCCTTTCCTCTGAGCTACACCGATTTCGATGCACCTTGTGTTATACCAACTCAACCCCGATGCGCCGGTCGGCAACGGCAACACCTGTCGCCGAAGCGTTCACTGCTTCCAGTGCCTGCGCAACGATGCATTCCGGATACTCAACCACCCCGGACGAACTGGCCGCGTGGACTTTGAGTTCACCGTTGCCATTGCTCTCTAGGAAAGAGCCTATGACCGCGTTCTCACCGTCCGCCAGGATCGCGTTCACTTCATCACCTCGCCGGCAGGAGATAAAACGAACCTGATTGTCCGCGCTGTAGTCCTCGGAGATCTCTTTGCCCTGAAGTGCATCTTCAATAGCAAACAGTCTCTGTGCGTTCTGCCCCGCATTCGCGTGGACACGCAATTTTCCGGAACTCATCCGCTCGATCAAATGCCCCGGTGTAATCGCGGCATAAGCAAGAGCTTCCTTCTGAGGACTATCTATCATCCTCTTTATCGTTCGATATGCCATGTTTCCCTCCTTTAATTTACCTTACTCTGTTCTCTGACTTCTCTGCTCGTTCACCGACCCGTTTTACTTCTCCTCTTTCTTCTCCTTGTCCTTGCCCCATTGCATCCGAACCATCTCAGGGGCCTTGTTCTCGTCGTCTTCGTTGACGGCGGGGTTCTGTCCACCGAAGTCCGGCGTGATCTGACCCAGCTTCGCGAGGCTCTCGAGTTCCGCAAGGCTCTTGCCTTCCAGGACTTCCTTCGAGAACTCGTTGCGCTTGTTGTCGACCAGACTGGCGACGAGCGTTGCTTTGATCGCACTGTCGCGTTTGACCGATCGGCTCAAGGTGTCCCGCATGCCGGGTGGCGCGTTGGCGATGAACTGCTCAACCGTCTGAGGCTTTTCATCTTCCACCACTTTCTTGGCACCTTTGTTTGCGGTAACCTTGTCCTTGGCTTCAGCTTCGATGGCTTCCTTGTAGGCATTCCGGGCCAACTTGATCGCTTCCGACTCTTCGGCTTCCGGATCCGCCTCGACGCCTAACAGAGCTTCGAGAGTGACGACTTTCTTCTTGACTTCTTTCTTTCCCTTGTCGTCTTCCGCCTCAACCTTCTGATTCAGCGTGATCTTTTCCACCACCGCGAACTGGGCATCCTCGAGTCCCGTCAAGAACTCCTGGCTGTCCTCGCCCCAACTGCCGGTGGCAATTAAGGCCGCTATTTTTGCTTTCCGATCCATGTTTGGACCCTCCTTCTTACTGGTTTTCTTTCCTTGGAGATTGGTAGTCCCTTTGACGGGTACATACTTAATCTCTCGTTCCACCTCTATCGAAGCGCCGACGAGTTCGACCACATCGTCTGCACCAATAGAGTACGCCTGTTTATGTATCTTGCTTCCCACCTCGTAAATCGCATACTTGTCAAACATCTCTACGATGTACGGAATCATATCCAAATTGCCGACGGTGGAAGGCTGGTCACTTCCCAATTTCGCGGAGATGGCACTTCGGATCTTTTCATGGCTCAACTCCAACACGGTCGGAGTCTTACCCACCACAAGAGACGCCAGCTTCTTCACCAATGCCACCACGCTGTTACTGCTCATGTCGTCTTTCCCCTTTCCTTCATTCAACCTCGGCATCCCGGCACCGTCCTGCCAACTGCAAGCCCCAACGGCTCCGGGCAGAAGCGCAAGGTGGTCTGGACGGAAATTGAAGACCGTGTTCTTGTATTCCTCGTTGTTCCATACCCCATCTTTTGTTTCACTCTCCACAAACAATCCCGTGGAGACTTCGATGGGCTGATTCTTCTCGAGCATGTCCATTACTTCTGCACTGATCTTGAAGCATTTGTTTATCTTAATCCAGCTCTCACCTTTGAGCTTGTTGTTCTCGAACTTACAATGATATAGATTCCCGACCGTCTGCCGTTCAAGAAGCTCGGGGGAACTCGCCGTGACCGCATGCCCGTTTAGATCCGGATGCATTACCACGATCGGCCTTCCGTTCCACGCATCCGGAAACTTGGCAAGCTCCTTGGCAGGGTAATATGTTGGCGTCCCGTCCAGCCCGGTGTGGACACCTTCCACGATCAACACGGTTGGTACAACATAATAATCCTCACCATCGATCTGATCCTTGCGAATCATGGTGCTCATAAGATGCTTCAGACTGTTGAGTCCTTCGTTAGTGGCGGGCTTTCCCACCACCGAGTTGGCCTGCTTGATGGCCGAAGCATCGCACTCGCTTTGCTTTCCACCCTTCTTCAAGCAAGCGGCAAGGGCTTTGTTGGCCACTTCCACCCAGGTCTCCTTCTGCTTGTCGGTCAGACCCTTCTTGTGTTTATCCACATCTACTTTTGTCCAGGGCATAATTTATTTTCCCTTCATTTTGTTAATCTCTTTCGGGCAATCGCCTCTCCTTCTCTTTTTCTTGCGGCAATTCGAGCCCTGTCTTCCTTCAGCAACTGTTTTTCAATCACTGCTGTTTCTTTATCCAGCTTGGCAATTCGAGCCTTCAGTTTCCTAATTTCCTCCTCGTGCACAGCAGAAAGAGCTTTCTTTGGCACAGGCTTCACCACCTTCGGCTTCTGCTTGATAAACTTTGATGGCGGTAAGCGAACTCCTTCCGGCAAGGCAGACGGCGGCAACGGCTCCAACTCCATGTCAGGAAGCTCTCCCGCTTTCCTCACCTCTCCCACGCCAGCCGGGATCGCACAACACCGACACGATGGATGGAGCGGTATCATACCCTCTATCTTGTCCAGTGTGAACACCCGTCCTTCCATTCCCTCGCACTCCGGACAGACCCTGTTGTCTCCAGCCGTGCTCCACTCTGCCTGCACCTTCACGCCTTCAATCCGTGCTTCCCGGTAAGTGTTGATGGTAGCCACGTGGTGCGCCCTGATCACTTCCGTCCGTGCCATCGTGCGTGCACGTGTGATCCCGATCTTGTCCACCCTGTTGGTGATGTTCCTGGCCATCTGGGCCGGGCCAAGTCCCTCGGCCATTCCTTCGGCCAGCACCCGGCTGACCTGTTGATCCATTGCTTCGGTGATCCCCTTCAACTCGTTGAACGTCCTGGTGTAGAGCAGTCCCACCCTGTCGGCATGGATTGGCCTGTTGAACATGGCGTCCACCGGGAACATGGGCGACGCAGGGTATTGAGAAGGATCAATCATCCCCTTCTTGACCATCTCTGCATTAGCTCTTCCCATCCCCTTCTTGTAAGCACTGTCGATATAGACCTTCGACCAGTTGCTGTGCCCAACAATCTTCCGACCCGCCTCGGCATAGTGGACTTCGAGAACGTTCTTGTCCACCTCTTCTTCCAACCAGGACATGAATCCACTGACCTT